ATCGAATCAACTCTACGTAACGAACTAGCATCAGAATTCATCGAAGGACTTAAGGGTCTCTTTGCTGAGCATTACATCGATGTTCCACAGGAAAAGATCGATGTAATTGAGTCGCTCGCTGAAAAGGTAGAGCAGCTCGAAGAAAAGCTTACTGAATCAATTAGCGAGAACGTTGAATTGAAGAAGGCTTTTGTTGAAGTAGAAAAGAAAGAAGTATTTGAATCTTTCCTTTCTGACCTTGCTCTTTCACAGCAGGAAAAGTTTGCAGCGCTTTCAGAAGGCGTTGACTTTGATGGTGATCTAGAAGTTTACTCACGTAAGCTTGCTATCATCAAGGAAAACTATTTTGCTACTGAAAAGAAGGCACCAGTCTCTACTAATATCGTAGAAGAGACTTTTGAAGGTGACACATCTTCTGATGTTGTAACTCTTGATCCAGTAATGAACCGTTATGCTCAGGCAATAACTAAATCGATTAAGAAATAATTTCTTATAAATAATATTAACCTAGCTTACAAAAGGGAGACAAAAATGTATCTAGCTGAGGAAATTCAAAGAAAGTGGCAGCCAATTCTTGAGCATGCCGACCTAAACCCAATCACTGATCAGACTCGTCGTTCAGTAACTGCTGTAGTACTTGAAAACACAGAGCGTGCACTTCGCGAATCTGGTGCTCATGGTTCTTACCAGACACTTACTGAAACTGCTACTGGCGGTAGCCTTCCAGTCAACGCAATCGGCGGTTCTTCGTCAGTTGCTGGTACTGGTGGTATCGATACTTTCGATCCAGTATTGATCAGCCTTGTACGTCGTGCAATGCCAAATCTTATTGCTTATGATATCTGCGGCGTTCAGCCAATGACTGGTCCAACTGGACTTATCTTCGCAATGCGTTCAAAGTACAACAAGCAGTCAAACACTGGCAACGGTTATGCCAATGGTGGCGTTCAGGACAACGAAACCTTCTACAACGAAGTTAATACTGCGTTCTCAACTATTGCCGGCAATAACACAACTAGCGCTGCTGGTCTTGGTGCTGGTAACAACTCTGTTAAGGCATTCACTGGTACTATCCCAGGCGCAACTGGTACTACACCACTTGCTGACTACGGCACATACAATACTGGTACTGGTATGTCAACTTCTGTTGCAGAAGCTCTTGGTGTTAACACCGACAGCGACTTCAATCAGATGGCTTTCTCAATCGAGAAGGTAACTGTTACTGCTAAGTCACGTGCTCTTAAGGCAGAATACACTATGGAACTTGCCCAGGATCTTAAGGCAATTCATGGTCTAGACGCTGAAACAGAATTGTCAAACATTCTATCAGCTGAAATTCTTGCTGAAATTAACCGTGAAGTTGTTCGTACTATCAACATCACTGCTGTTACTGGCGCTCAGGACAATACAACTACTGCTGGTATTTTCGACCTTGACACCGACTCAAACGGTCGTTGGTCAGTTGAAAAGTTCAAGGGTCTTATGTTCCAGCTTGAAAGAGAAGCCAACCAGATTGCTAAGCAGACTCGTCGTGGTAAGGGTAACATCGTTATCTGTTCTTCTGACGTTGCTTCAGCTCTTCAGATGGCAGGTGTACTTGACTACACCCCAGCTCTTAACAGCAACAACCTACAGGTAGACGATACTGGTAACACTTTCGCTGGTGTTCTTAACGGTCGTTTCCGTTGCTACATCGACCCATACGCTCTTGGTGGTAACTATCTAACTGTTGGCTATAAGGGTTCATCAGCATTCGACGCTGGTCTATTCTATTGCCCATACGTACCGCTTCAGATGGTTCGTGCAGTTGATCAGTACACCTTCCAGCCAAAGATCGGCTTTAAGACTCGTTACGGAATGGTTGCAAACCCATTTGCTGAAGGTCTTACTAAGGGTGCTGGTGAACTTGCTATCAACACTAACGTATACTATCGTCGTGTTATCGTAAACAACCTAATGTAAGTTAGGAAGAAGACGGTTTCAAGCCGCAAACTTAAGGGGATCTTCGGGTCCCCTTTTTTTATTGACTATTGTCAAGTTATCGAGTATAATCATATATGAGACACTAATAACTAAATAATACTAGTAATGGAGATGAATATGTCAGCTATCGATAATACCCCAACCAACAAAAACTTCCTTAATCCGCTTAATTTTCAATTTAGTTTGAAAAGAGCACCTCATGTTAATTTCTTTATTCAGAAAGTATCTTTACCTTCGATTTCTGTTCCTGAGATCGAAATGCCTACTGTATTCAATTACATACCAGAGCCTGGTAATAAGTTAACATACGGAGAACTTGAAATTACGTTTAAGGTAGATGAAGACTTTGCTAATTACTTAGAGATTCACAACTGGATTAGAGCGTTGACATCTCCTGAAAATTTTAGAGGATATAAAGAACTAACTGCTAATCAAGAGTATACTGGTAACGGTAAACACTCTGATATATCTCTTATTGTATTAAATTCTGTTAAATCTCCTAACTTCGAAGTAACTTTTCGTAATGCATATCCATCTTCGCTTTCTGGTATTGAATTCGATACTACTTTAGATGATGTACAGTATCTTACTTCTACAGCTTCATTTAAATATATGTTGTATGATATTAATAAAATAGGTTGACTTTTACTATATTTTATAGTATATTATAGTATGTTTATTGTGAGGTGCTATGAAACTAGAAGCAATCTACGAAGAGTGGAGCAAAGACTCCGAAATTGATATGACCGAGCTAGGTAACGAAGCTATTAAAATACCTAAGCTACATCATAAATATTTTCAAGTGTACTCGTCAGAAAAGCTGTTATTGCGTAAGTACGAAGCTGAAATGAAAACATTGAAGCTTGCTAAGTATGAATTTTATACTCAGGGTCCATCAAAAGAAACACAGGAAAAGGGTTGGGTGCTACCTGCTCGTGGTATGATACTTAAGCAGGAAATGCCTATGTACCTCGAAGGTGATCAAGACATAATTAACCTGTCTTTGAGGATCGGTATGCAGCAGGAAAAGGTTGAGTTACTAGAATCTATTATTAAAAGTTTAACGAATAGAGGTTTTCAAATCAAGTCGGCGATTGATTGGAATAAATTTACAATGGGAGCATAATGGTAGATATAATTGAGATTGAACGTTTTGATGAAACGTATAATAGGATAATTTGTGACCCTGGTATTGGTTTTGAGTTAAACGAATATTTTACTTTTGAAGTTCCAGGTGCTAAATTTATGCCAGCCGTCCGCAATAAAGTGTGGGACGGTAAGATTCGTTTGTATAACGTTATGTCTTGTCTTCTTTACGCTGGATTAAATAAATATGTACAAGAGTTTGCTGATAAGCGTAACTACGTTGTAGTATACAAATCTGATTTTAGTGCTGATGTTCTTTCTCTAAAGGAAGCTTTTGATTTTGTTGATACACTTAATTTACCATCAAAATACAAGCCTAGAGATTATCAGATGCATGCGTTTACTTACGCTGTACGTAATCGTCGGGCGCTTATGCTTTCACCAACTGCCTCAGGCAAATCATTTATCATCTACCTAATAGCGAGATACTATAATGCACGCACTCTTATTATTGTGCCAACTACTTCTTTGGTTAGTCAACTTGCCTCTGACTTTACTGACTATGGCTTTGTATCTGATCGGTTCGTTCATCGAATCTTTGCTGGACAAGATAAACAAACAAATAAACCAATTACCATCTCAACCTGGCAGTCCATATATAAGATGCCTAAAGAGTATTTCGAACAATTTGATGTGGTCATAGGTGACGAAGCGCATCTTTTCAAAGCTAAATCTCTTACTAGTATTATGTCTAAGCTTAGTAATTGTAGATACCGTTTCGGATTCACAGGTACTTTGGACGGCACTCAAACTAATCAGCTTGTTCTTGAAGGCTTGTTTGGTCCTGTTAGAAAAGTTACTACTACCGCTGAGTTAATACAACAACAGTACTTGACTAAATTTGAAATCAAAGCTATAATATTAAAATATCCTGATGATATTCGTCAACAGCTACGTAACTCAGATTATCAAGCCGAATTAGATTTTCTTGTACGAAACGATGCACGTAATAAATTTATTATGAACCTTGCCCTATCTCTTAAGGGTAACACTATTTTAATGTTTCAATTTGTCGAGAAACATGGTAAAGTATTATATGAATTATTAAAGGATTGTGGTCGTGACGTATATTTTGTACATGGTGGAGTGGACGGCGAAGATCGCGAACAAATTCGTAACCTACTTAAAACAAAGGAAGACGCTATTGTTATCGCTTCTGTCGGAACTTTCTCCACAGGCGTTAACATTCCTAGTTTGCGTAACATTATATCTGCTAGTCCTTCAAAATCCAAGGTTCGAGTTTTACAATCAATTGGCCGAGTACTACGCCAATCATCTGGTAAAGATAACGCAATCCTTTATGACATCGCTGATGATTTGACTTGGAAAAGTAGAAAAAACTTTACCATTATGCATTTTATGAATCGTATTGCAATGTATAACGAGGAAAAATTTGATTATAGATTATACCCAGTGAATTTAAAGGACGCATAATGGCAAAAAAGCAGCATTACGTTAACAATAAAACTCTTTATGAAGAGATGATAAAGTACAAAGAGAAAACAGAAAAGTGTAAAGCAGAAGGTAAACAGTTACCTCAGGTGCCGAGATATGTCGGTGAATGCTTTTTGTTGATATGTAACAAGTTATCATCGAAACCTAATTTTGCTGGGTATTCATACAAAGACGAAATGGTTGCTGATGCTATTGAAAACTGTGTATATGCTGCGCATAGTTTTGACCCATCTAAATCATCTAACCCATTTGCTTACTTCACACAAATAGCCTGGAACGCATTTATTAGGCGAATAGCTAAAGAGAAGAAACAAGCATATATAAAGCACAAGAATTTTGAACACTCTAATTTGTTAGATCAATTGCTAGAAGAAAATTATCTAGAAGGCACTAAAACACATAACGAATATTCGAATGATGTTATTAAAAACTTTGAAGAAAAAATAGTTAAAAACTCCAAGAAAAACAAGGTAGGAGTTGAAAAATTTGTAAAGGAAGAAGTTAATGAAGAATCTACACCTAGTACCAGTTAATATCCTTGACTTAGTTGAGAAAATCAACGATAATAGTATTCGTGAAAACGAGAGAAATAATTATATTCTTCGTCTAGAAGCAACAGCGGCATTTATTTCAGAATCAGTCGCAAAGCGTAAAACTCAGAAGCCAACGTTTATGAGAAAGAATAGCATCCTTAGATGAAAATAGCACTGATTACCGATACACACTGGGGCGTTCGTAATGACAATATTGCGTTCATGGATAACAGTAAGAAATTTCTTGATGAAGTATTTTTTCCTTATTTGGATGATAATAATATTCGTACTGTCGTTCACCTTGGCGACTTGGTAGATCGTCGCAAGTATATTAATTATAATACTGCCAAACGGTTAAGAGAAGATTTTCTTGATCAGCTTAGTCATCGCGAACTCAATGTTCATATGATTGCTGGTAATCATGATACATACTACAAGAATACAAACTCTGTTAATGCTCTTCGCGAATTGGTCAACGAAAAATATTATTTTGAAATCCACGATCAACTTCCTCGAGAAGTTGCATTTGACAATACAT